AAAAAACTTAAACCTGCCACAATGATTTCGCAGGCGTACATCTTTGCTAAAGATAAAAAACATGTTTGGACTTTTGCTTCGTATGATTCAGAACAAGCTGTGTTCTCAGATCGTAACTGTTTCCCTAGATCTATCATTGTTAAGATGGAAAGAATTATTTCGTAATTGCTTTTGGTTTGGGTGTAACGTTTTTTACTACCTTCTCCCAGTCTTTTTCTATTTGTGCTAGCTCGTCATCTATCTGAGACTCTGTCATTTCTTCTAGCTTACCTGTCTTGATTATTTTTCTTTCTATGTAAAGACCAGCTGCTTTACCTCTAGCTATCTCCATATTACCAGCAGTAGAAAAAGAGTTTTTAGATAGTGCTCTTTCTTTGATTCTATCTAGTTCTGCTAGGTGTCCTTCGTAAGTAACAGCGTGTTTTGATAGTCTTTCTTCTCTAAGTTCTGATGCGTATTGCACAGCCAAAGGGTTTTGCCTTGGATTAGTTAATTCATACCCTTCTTGCCTAGCCCTCTTTTCGCTGTATCCAGCCAGGGTCGCTGCCTCTGTTTTAGTCACAGGTCCATTGGGTCCGCCGAATACTAAGTATTCGCAGAATTTCTTTTGCATTTCTGT